GCCCGCCCTGCGCGGTCAAGCTGGTCAAGGCCTCGCTCGGCAAGCGGGCCCGGGCCGAGCCGGTGGCGGCGCTGTACGAGCAGGGCCGCGTGGTCCACTGCGGCGCCTTCCCGGCCCTGGAGGAGGAGCTGATGGCCCTGGGCTCGGGCGACCTGGACCACAGCCCGGACCGCGCCGACGCCCTGGTCTGGGCGGTCAGCGAGCTGATGCTGGGGGTGGGGAGAAGGCCGCGGTTGAGCGTGTTGTGAGGTCAAAGAGACCCCCTAAGTCGCTCCGCGCCCCCCCCCAGAGAAGGAGCATCTGCTCGGACTAGATCCTCCCCCTCTGGGGGAGGTGGCCCGGAGGGCCGGAGGGGGTCAGCGCCGCGCTTCCGAAAGGATCGTCCGAAGCGCCCCGTCGACACAGGCCAGGACGTCCACGGCGGGCAGCCTCAGGGTGCGAATGCCGCGCTGGGCCATCCAGTCGTCCCGCACGGCGTCGAGGCGAGGTCGGTCGCCAAGGTCATGGCCGCCGCCATCCACCTCGACGGCCAGCTTGGCCTCGTCGCAGTAGAAGTCGAGCACGTAGGGTCCGATCGGATGCTGCTTGCGGAAATGCAGGCCCTCGAGCCGGCGGGCCTTCAGGCCAAGCCACAACAGCACCTCCGGCAGGGACATTTCACGTCGCAGCTGCTTGGCGAAGCTTCGCGTGCGGCGCGGTGCGTCCATCGATCGTTTTCCTACCGCCGCAGGCCCCCTCCGGCCCTTCGGGCCACCTCCCCCAGAGGGGGAGGATCTACGCCGCGCAAGCTGCTTCCCCTCTGGGGGAGCCGTCGCGAAGCGACTGAGGGGGTCTTCCTACTCCCTCACAACCCTAACATGTTCATCATTCGTTCTCAACCAGCGAGGCGCCCCATGCCCCTGTTCAAACCCCGCCGCCCGCCGGAGGCCAAGGACTCCCGGGCGGCGCGCCTGATCGCCGTCACCACGGCCGGGCGGCCGCGCTGGACGCCGCGCGACTACGCCGCCCTGGCCTCGGAGGGCTTCGGCAAGAACCCGATCGCCTATCGCTGCGTGCGGATGATCGCCGAGGCCGCCGCGGCCGTGCCGCTGGCGGTGTTCGTCGACGGCCGGCGGGCCGACGACCATCCGTTGCGCCGGCTGCTTCAGGCCCCCAATCCCGAACAGGGCGGGGCCGACCTGATGGAGGCGTTCTTCGGCCACCTCCAGGTCGCCGGCAACGGCTACCTGGAGGCTGCCCAGGACAAGGGCGGAGACGACGCCCCGACCGAGCTCTACGCCCTGCGGCCCGACCGGATGACCGTCGTGCCCGGCCCGCGCGGCTGGCCGCTGGCCTACGACTACCAGGTCGCCGGCCGCACGGCGCGGATCGGCCGCGACGCCGCCGGCTGGCTGCCGGTGCTGCACCTGCGGCTGTTCAACCCGACCGACGACCACTACGGCTTCTCGCCGCTGGAGGCGGCGGCCTTCGCCATCGACGTGCACAACGCCTCGGGGGCCTGGAACAAGGCCCTGCTCGACAACAGCGCCCGGCCGTCCGGGGCCCTGGTCTACGCCAACCGCGAGGCCGGCGACCGGCTCTCGGCCGAGCAGTTCGAACGGCTGAAGGCCGAGCTCAGCGACGCCCACGCCGGGACCGCCAACGCCGGCCGGCCGCTGCTGCTGGAAGGCGGCCTCGACTGGCGGCCGATGTCGCTGAGCCCGGCCGACATGGACTTCATCGCCGGCAAGCACGCCGCCGCCCGCGAGATCGCCCTGGCGTTCGGCGTGCCGCCCCAGCTGTTGGGCGTGCCGGGCGACGCCACCTACGCCAACTACCGCGAGGCCAACGGCGCGTTCTGGCGGCACACGGTCGTGCCCCTGGCCGAGCGGGCGGCGCGGGCCCTGTCGGCCTGGCTGGCGCCCCGCTTCCCCGGCGCCCGCATCGCCTGCGACCTGGACGCCGTGCCGGCCCTGTCGGCCGAACGCGACGCCCTGTGGGCCCGACTGGAAGGGGCCAGCTTCCTCACCGACGCCGAGCGGCGGCGGCTGGCGGGGCTGGAGGGCTGATCCGCCACTTGCCCGCATCTGGCGGCTGAGCCGCCTGTCCGCCCCATAGGGGGCAAGTCCCCGGAGAAATCCATGACGACATCAAACCGCTGGCGGCTCGACCGCCAGGTTTCGGTCGGCCTGCTGGTCGCCGTGGCCCTGCAGGCCGCGACCGCCCTGATGTGGGCCGGCCGGGCCAGCGCGCGGATCGACGACCTGCGCCAGCGCCTCGACGCCCAGGCTCCGGTCGCCGAGCGCCTGGCGAGGCTGGAGACCCAAGCCGAGGCCACGCGGGCCGCGCTGGCCCGGATCGAGAGCAAGCTGGATCAGCAGTAGCGCACGGACTTGCCCCCACCTGGCGGCTGCGCCGCCTGTCCGCCCCCATAGGGGGCGGAGCCTAGAGCGCTCTTCCCCCTCTGGGGGAAGACGACCGCGAAGCGGTCCGTAGGGGGCAAGTGGTCACCGCACAGGAGCCCCTCATGACCGACGACCTGCCCATCGAGGGCCACGCCTCCCTCTTCTGGACCCGCGACCTCAACGACGACGTCGCCGCCTCGGGCGCCTTCGCCGCCAGCCTGGCCCGCACCGGCCCGGCCGGCGTCAAGATGCTGCATCAGCACGACGACGCCGAGCCGGTGGGCGTCTGGGACGAGATCGCCGAGGACGCGACCGGCCTCTACGTCCGGGGCCGCGTCCTGCGGACCACGCCGCGGGGCCGCCTGGTCGCCGCCCTGGTCGAGGCCGGCGCGCTGGACGGCCTCTCCATCGGCTTCCGCGCCGTGAAGGCCCGGCCCGACGAGACCGGCCGCCTGCGGGTGTTGACCGAGGTCGAGCTGTGGGAGGTGTCGATCGTGACCTTCCCGATGCTGCCGGGCGCGCGGCTGAAGCGCGTCGGCTGAACCGGGGCTCAGGAGTTTTCGGTTTCGTCCAGGTACTGGTCGATCGCGCGATCGGTGGCTTCGATGACATCCGCCCAGACCGGATTGGCGCTGACCCGTCGCTTGGCCTCGCCGAGGTCTAGGCCGCGTCGGTCGCATAACACGCGCATGGAGGCGATCATCGACACGCCCTCGGCGTGCAGGAACACGATCGCCTCGTCGATATCGGCGGGACAGCGTTTCAGGATTTGCGGGTCGACGGCGAGGGACATGTTGGCTCCGGCGAAAAGCCTATTCGCCAGCCTGCACCGACGCAATCCGCGCGGAAAAGTCGTTTGAATCTCCCTTCCCCCTTGATGGGGGAAGGGCCGGGTTTGGGGGTGACGACGGCGGTTCCGCGCCAAGACCCCCGCCCGTCATTGGGTCGGGCGCGCCGCGTTCACCCCCACCCCAACCCCTCCCCCATCGAGGGGGAGGGGCCTATCCGGAGACTCCCATGAAGGAAACCAAACAGGCCGCGGCCTCGCCCGAGGCCCGCGCGGCGCTGCACGAGGTGCTGGCGGCGTTCGAGGGCTTCAAGGCCGCCAACGACCAGCGCCTGGCCGCGCTGGAGACCAAGCGCGCCGACGTGCTGCTGGAGGAGAAGGTCGCCCGCATCGACGACGCCGTCTCCCAGGCCCAAGCGCGGCTGGACCGCGTGCTGGCCGAGGCGCGCAGGCCTTCCATTGGCGGTGATGCGCCGCTGGCGCATGTCGACGAGCGCAAGGCCGCCTTCGACCGCTACATCAAGACCGGCGAGGCCCCCGCCCTGCTGCTGGAGGCCAAGGGCCTGTCGGAGGGCGTGGCCACGGCCGGCGGCTATGTGGCCCCGGCCGAGCTGGAGCGGCAGATCCTGCGCCGCCTGCAGGCGTCCTCGCCGATGCGCGACATCTGCCAGGTGCGCACCATCGGCGCCGGGACCTTCCGCAAGCCGGTGTCGACCGCCGGCCTCGCCGCCAGCTGGGTGGCCGAGACCGCGGCGCGTCCGGAGACCGCGGCCCCGACCCTGGACGTGATCGACTTCCCGGCCGGCGAGCTCTACGCCAGCCCGGCCGCCACCCAGGCCCTGCTCGACGACGCCTATGTCAACATCGACGAGTGGCTGGCGGAAGAAGTGCAGGACGCCTTCGCCGCCCAGGAGACCAGCGCCTTCATCGCCGGCGACGGGGTCAACAAGCCCAAGGGCCTGCTGGCCTACACGGCGGCGGCCGACGCCTCGGCGACCTGGGGCCAGCTCGGCTACCTGGCCACCGGCGCAGCCGGCGCCTGGCCGGCGTCCAACCCGACCGACAGGCTGATCGACCTGATCTACGCGGCCAAGACCCAGTACCGCCAGAACGGTCGCTTCGTGATGAACCGCCGCACGGTCAGCGCCGTGCGCAAGTTCAAGGACGCCCAGGGCAACTACATCTGGAACGCGGCCCTGCAGCCGGGCCAGTCGGCCAGCCTGCTGGGCTATCCGGTCACCGAGATCGAGGCCATGCCCGACGTGGCGGCCAACGCCCTGGCCATCGCGTTCGGCGACTTCGAGAAGGGCTACCTGATCGTCGACCGGGCCGGCGTCCGCGTGCTGCGCGACCCCTATTCGGCCAAGCCGCACGTGCTGTTCTACACCACCAAGCGGGTCGGCGGCGGGGTGCAGAACTTCGACGCGATCAAGCTGCTGAAGTTCGCGGCGAGCTAAGGTTTTCCTTCTCCCCTTGTGGGAGAAGGTGGCCTGCGAAGCAGGTCGGATGAGGGGTCGAAAGACCTGTCCGGTCTGCTTCGTTCCACCGCCGAAAGACGCGCCGCCGACCGCCGCGCGTCCCCTCATCCGTCGGCTGCGCCGACACCTTCTCCCACAAGGGGAGAAGGAACGGGATTTCCACCATGCCCCTCTCCATCACCCTGGCCGAGGCCAAGGGCTTCCTGCGCGTGGCCGACGCCACGGAGGACGCCCTGGTCGGCCTGCTGATCGACGCCGCCGAGGCGCGGGTCGCCGCCGCTGTCGGCCTGGCCCTGACGCCGGCCAGCCCCGCGCCGCTGCGGCTGGCCGTGCTGGTCCTGGTCGCCCACGCCTACGAGCACCGCGACGACGGCGAGCCGCCGCTCGGCCTGGTCGAGACCTGGCTGGCCCCCTATCGGGAGGCCCGGCTGTGAGCGGCCCCGGCAATCTGGGCGCCGACGCGGCCATCGCCGCCGCCCTGGTCGAGGCCCTGAAGGCCGCGCCCGCCGTCTCCGCCCTGGTCGCCGCCCGCGTCCACGCCGACCCGCCGCGCCATCCGGTCTATCCCTGCGTCAGTCTGGGCCGCCAGGAGAGCCGGCCGTTCGGCCCGGAGGCGGACGGGCTGGAGCACCTGCTGACCCTCACCTGCGCCAGCAAGTTCGGCGGGCCCGAGGAGGCGCGGGCCGTCACCTCGGCCGTCCGCGCGGCTGTGCACAACGCGCCGCTGGCGGTAGTCGGCCGGCGCCTCGTCACCCTGCGCGTCACCTATGCCGACGTCTTCCGCGCCGCCGACCGCGAGCTGTCGCTGGGCGTGCTGCGGGTGCGGGCGGTGACGGAGAGCGCCTAGTCCAGACTTGCCCCCACCTGACCGCTTCGCGGTCTGTCCGCCCCCATGGGGGGCGGAGCCTCCGCCGAGCGGCTCTTCCCCCTCTGGGGGAAGACGACCGCGAAGCGGTCCGTAGGGGGCAAGTGTTCGTCGCAATCACGAAACCCGGAGATCCCCATGGCCGCCCAAGCCGGCAAAGACATCCTCCTGAAGATCGGCGACGGCGGGTCGCCGCAGGTCTTCACCACCGTGGCCGGCCTGCGGGCCCGCACGATCAGCCTCAACGCCCAGGCCATCGACGCCACCGACGGCGACAGCGCCGGCCGCTGGCGCGAGCTGCTGGCCGGGTCGGGCGTGCGCTCGGTCGCGGTGTCGGGCAGCGGCGTG